ACTGCTGCTGCAACCCTTGCTTCTTCCAACATCCGTCGTGCTGTTGCTAAGTTGCGTGGAAACAACGCTAAGGGACGTAAGGGCAACCTTTACTGGGTCGGTATCCACCCAGAAGTATCCCATGACCTCCGTGCAGAAACAGGTTCTGCTGGATGGCTCATCCCTCACCAATACGGCGCTAACCAGAATGAAATCTGGGCAGGCGAAATCGGAACCTACGAAGGTGCTTACTTCGTTGAGACCAACCGTATGTTTACTGCTACCGATGGTGCTTCAAGCGCCAAGGTATACCGCACAATCGTTGCGGGTCAGCAGGCTCTCGCTGAAGCAGTTGCTGAAGAGCCACATACAGTTATCGGACCTGTAGTTGACAAGTTGATGCGTCACCGCCCAATGGGCTGGTACGGCGTACTCGGCTTCGCTCGCTACCGCGAAGAGGCTTTGTACCGCATTGAAAGCGGTTCTTCAATCGCTTAGTTGATTGACTGTCGGGCAGAGCCTTGAAACTCTGCCTGGCGGTGAGTCCATTAAGGAGGACTAATGACAGATTACATCTTCAGGACACCAACTGTCCGAGAAGGTCCTGCTGGACTACATAGGTTGTTCTTTTTCTACAAACTAGACCGCGGGATAAGCATCGTCAAATCTGGTGCCGCCTACTCGCGAGTACGGTACCTTTTAGATGAGGACCTAGCGGACTATGATGTGGTATACTTGGGTGGCAGAAACCATGTCGTAAATGAGGCTACAAAAGCCGAACTTATTGCTGGTGGCGTAGGAATAACAGAAAGTAACTTTACTGCGATATGAAACATTGGGAGCACCATCCCGAGCCAATTGAAGGTTGCTTTGGTTGCAAAGCATTAACTCTTCAGATGAACGCAGGGGACGCAACACGAGATATTCCAGATAAAAAATGGAATGCTGAACTTCAAGCATACAGAGATGCTAGAGCACAAGGCATACAGCCTAATAGCACAAATATGCGAGACATTCAGGCAGCACATAAGGCATCAGAAGTACTAGGCAAAGCCTATGACGGTAACACGATGCCGAAAGCACATAAAGTAAATAAGGGCGTAGCCGAAGTAATGAAAGAGATAGGGGCATAGTATGCCAATGGTCGAAGGTAAGAAGTTCCCTTACACCAAGAAGGGGATTGCTGCTGCTAAGAAGGCTTCTAAGAAACACGAGAAGTCTGAAGGCAAAATGGAACGCATGATTGAGTACGGCAAGAAATCAAAGAAGAAAGCCGCTCCAAAGAGAAAGAAAAAGTAATGGCAAAGAAACCTAGAAAAACAGGTGGGATTACTAACGCTAACGCTAAAGCCCACGTTGCCGAACTTTACAGAAACACACGGTCAATTACCTACAAGCCAAACACCAAACTTGGTGGACGCGAGATGGACCCAACAAAGATTCCAGGTTTTAAGTATGGTAAAGGAACGGTATGAAGAAATCAGCGAAGCATCCAGGATTCAAAGCGGTCCAGAAGAAGATTGCTCGCAAGTCAGGTGTGTCGATGGAGCGTGCTGGTGCAATCCTCGCCGCATCATCTCGCAAGGCAAGCCCTGCTGCGAAACGCAAGAACCCACGCCTCAAGAGAGTTAGAGGCAAGTAATGTCATCTGGACAATATAAAACCCATCGTGGTTTTAACTCTGTCCAGATTAAGGACGGGAAAGTAGTAAGGCTCAATAAGAACGGCACAGTAAGAGCAGTTCTAGGAAAGTACGGTGAGTATGGCAAAGACAAGTCGTGACCCACGGTTAGCCCGTGCTGGAGTATCTGGTTACAACAAGCCAAAGCGTACTCCTAACCACCCTAAGAAGTCACACGTTGTTGTGGCTAAACAGGGAAGTCAAGTAAAAACAATTAGGTTTGGCGAACAAGGTGCATCCACCGCAGGTAAGCCAAAGGCTGGGGAATCTCAGCGTATGAAGATGAAGCGCAAGAGTTTCAAGGCTCGTCATAGTCGCAACATCGCCAAAGGAAAAATGAGTGCCGCATATTGGGCAGATAAGGTGAAATGGTAATGTCGAAATCATTCGATAGAGGCGCAGCCAAGAAGGCTGGCGCAAAAAGAGCGCTTCCTAAAGGTGGCGGTAAGGGTGCATCAGGATATAAACTTTATACTCCTGTAAAGCAATCTACAATTGATAACATCAAAAAAATGGGTATGTCAGCAGCCCTTAAGAAGGCTGGTTCTTCTAAGAATGCTGAGTTCGTACAAGGCGTAAAGCGTATGTACGGAGCAGACCGCTTGAAAACTGCAATGAAAACCGCTAACAAGCCTGTTGCTAAGTCCGCAGATGCCGCACGTTCAATGGCTATGGGCAAAGGCACAAACAATGCTAAGAACGCAAAAAGAAATCAACCTGTTGCTAAATCAGCAGACGAAGCACGTTCTTCTGCAACAAAGAAAAAAATTACTGTTGGACAAGGACCAAACAAGGTTACTCAGACTCCACGGTACACTTCAAAGCGTCCTAAGCCGATGAATCCAAAGGGTCTATTCCCTGGGCTCCTAGGTGGCAAGAAGTCCTAATGACATACACTAAACCAGGTCTACGTGAATCCATTAAGAACAGAGTCCTTGCTGGCTCTAAAGGTGGTAGACCTGGTCAGTGGTCTGCTCGTAAAGCGCAACTTGTAGCACAACAATACAAGAAGGCTGGTGGTGGATACACTGGTAGCAAATCAAAAAAACAGAAGTCCCTATCTAAATGGACTAAAGAAGAGTGGGGCACTCGCTCTGGTAAGCCAAGCACTCAAGGTGCTAAGGCTACGGGTGAACGGTATCTGCCTAAGAAGGCTCGTCAATCACTCTCTAAGAAAGAATACGCAGCAACCTCTGCTAAGAAGCGCCGTGACACACGCGCAGGTAAACAATTTTCAAGGCAACCAAAATCAATCGCAAAGAAGACAGCGAGGTATAGATAATGCCAGGTATTGATGGCAGCACTCTCTGTGCTGAATTAAACCGTTTGGCTAACGGTGGAACTTATCCGCTACGCACAGCATTCCTTGATGAACAAGGCGCTGCTAATGCTTGGGCAGGAACCTCTGGTCTAGGCATTATTGGAGCACTCAATATTAAGGCAGACGCTGCTCGCCAACCAGATGATTACAAAGACATCAACGGTATCTGTAATGAACTTGCAGGTACAACCAACAAGTCTGCGGTAGACGCATTAAGGACCCTCGCATCGTGACAACAACTTACGCTGATATTGTCAATGAAGTAATTATTAATCTGCAGGGCTATACCATGCAGCAGGACAGGGCTACAAGCCTTTCTGCTGCCGTTACAACCACAACAACTACAACCATCAACGTATCCTCTACAACGGACATCGGTAAGGGTATTATTGAAATTGGTGAAGAGTTGATGTGGGTAGAGTCATTCGACCGTGTAGCCAATACTCTTACCATCTCTCCTTGGGGTAGAGGTTATCTAGGAACTACAGCATCTACTGCTGCTACCAATGCCAAGGTAACTATCAGCCCGACTTTCCCTAAGCACGTAATTAAGCGTGCCGTCAATGACACGCTTCGTGCGATGAGTTCATCTATCCATGCTGTTAAGCAACTAACCTTTACTTACAATGCTGCTATCACAACTTATGAATTACTTGATGGTAACGGTAACAATGTTGAGGCTCAAGCAATCATTGCTGCTCACTGGCAAGAAGTAGGTCCTTCTAAGGAATGGCTACCTATCCGTAGAATTGACCTAGAGCCATACGCTGACATTTCAACATGGGGTGGCTCAGAAGCCCAACCAGCACAAACTGTAACGATTCGTGATTATATCACTCCAGGCAGAACTGTTAAACTAACCTACGCTGCTGACCCTGGAACTTTCTCATCTGATTCAGATGTCTTTACAACAGTTATAGGGCTACCCGAATCTTGTAAAGATGTGGTAGTATTGGGAACTATCTACCGCCTACTTACATTCTTAGACCCAGCACGTTCAAGCCAGACTAGCCCACAGGCTGATGAGATTGACTCTAAGCGTCCCTTTGGCTCTATTGGCGGAGTCATGCGTCAGATTTATGGTCTATACACACAACGTCTTAATGAAGAAGCAAAAGCGCAACTTCAGAAGTACCCTCCCCGCGTCCATTACGTCCGATAGGTAAACAATGACAGTACGTAAATACTCCTCTCGTGCACAGCAGACAACTCTTGCGTCTGCTATCACTGATACTGCTACCTCCATGACGGTAGTATCTGGCTCTGCAGTAATGGGTGGTAAGACCCTTACTGGTACCGAGACATATACAGTCGTCATTGACCCAGATACATCTCTTGAAGAAATTGTCAACGTTAAGTTGTACTCTTCTGGTAACTCACTTACCATTGAACGTGCTCAGGACGGTTCTTCTGCTGTAGCCCACGCTGCTGGTGCTGTGGTTCGTCACATGGTTATCGGTCGTGACTTGCAGGAAGCCAATACCCACCAAGAACTTACTAGCGCAGTCCACGGCATTACAGGTGAGGTTGTTGGTACTACTGATACTCAGACCCTTACCAATAAGACTTTAACTAGCCCAACTATTACTAACCCAAGCATTACTGGTGCTGGAGTAGACGCAAGCATTGTCTTTGAGGGTTCTACTGCGGATGCTTTTGAGACAACGCTTACTGTTACAGACCCAACTGCTGATAGAACAATCACTCTGCCTAACGCTACTGGAACGGTAGTTTTAGATACGCTTACTCAAACTTTAACCAACAAGACCCTGACTAGCCCAACCATCTCGGGCAGTCCAGTCATAACTGGTCTATCTAGCGCAGGTATGATTGCTACCTCTGCTACGCCGAAGGACTATGTAGACGCCTTCTTTGGTCCTCTAACCAGCGCTCAGACCTCAGCAGCATCGGCTGCTACTAGTGCTGCCTCTGCCGCTACAAGTGCCTCTAGCGCGGCTACAAGCGCTTCTAACGCCCTAACTAGCGCCAACAGTGCATCTACCTCAGCCACAGCAGCAGCCACCTCTGC